AAGCCCGCGCACTAGCGCACGTACGAATGCCCGGATAAGTGCGCGAGCCATGATTCCATATATCTTTATAGATCAAAGATCCCGACGGCATCCCAAGTCAATACAACATCTGCACCACTTGGTGTTAGCGGCAGACCAGTAACCCCTGTATCAATATATGCAATTAAAGGGGAAGTGCCAGCAACGCCAGTATCCATGTAAAGGATCAATGCCTCAATACTAACACCCGTCATTTCGGGGAAAGTTACATCGGCTCCATCAATTGTTTTACCAGTTACAGTTGGGCTGGTAATCTCCACAGGAGTATCGACTACACCACTCACATCTGCAAAATCTTCATGTGCCTGACTGAAGGTATAAGTTCCTGTGTCAATTGCAGCGACCGTGAGAGTTGCAGTAGTAAGATCAAGGGTAGCAAGGCCTAGACCTGCGGAGGCGACTAGGTCTTTCCAAGCGTCATAAACAGCATTAGCCATATAAAAATATCCTTAAGTTGTTGGTGTTTCAAATTCAGCCCAGGTGATACGAGCGGCGCGGGCCTGACCGCCACCTACCTTATTTCCCGTGAAGCGAATACGCAGATCGGTATAGTCGGTAATATTGCCAGCCTCACCCGCAGTGAGCGTAAAGAACCCTGTTACCGGTGATCCTCCAACATCGACTTCGGTCTGAGACGCAATCGCGGTGTCGGTGCCCTGCCGCAATTGCACAGTAATATCAATCTGAGCACCCGCAGAGGCCGACTTGCCATAACGATATCGGACAATATGTCCTGTGTGTACACCCGGATCGCCAACATCTGACAGGCTAACCTCAAAAATGTCATTCGACGGGTTACTTCCACTTTCGTCGTAGTCGTTATTGTCGGGGGATGCTTCATCAATCGCTTCGTGCAAGGTCGCGGCGTTTACGGCAGTCCAGTCGCCAGATGAAACCGTTCCATCAGGACGAAGAAAGCCGCCTCCAGCCAGTGGTTCTTCAATGGTGTGAGAACCGAAGTTTTGCGTATTGACAAACGAGGCAGCCGCTAGATTAACACTTAGGGACGGACCCCCAAACGCTTGGACATTTATGAAGCTTGTAGCTTCAAGAAGAAACTGCTCCGATAATTGATGACTACCAAACGTTTGCCCATTGACGAAACTTTGAGCCTCTAGACTCACGCTCAGATTGTGGTTACCAAAAGACTGAGCATTAGCAAATGCCGTTGCATCTAAGTCAATGGAGAAAGCAGGCTCACCAAATGTTTGAACATTCGTAAAGTGCGCCGCACCAAGTACCGCGCCTAGGCTGTGGTCACCAAATGTCTGCGCATTGGCGAAACTTTGCGCGTCTAGATTTATAGTTAAGCCCTGATTATTAAAGCTTTGAGTGTTGGTAAAGTGAGAAGGCAATAATGTATTAAGCTGTTCTTCCGCAATTGTGTGTGAACCAAATGCTTGCGCGTTGGCGAACGAAGTTGCGGCCAGCTCAACATTGATATCAGGTTCACCGAAGACTTGTTGATTAACGAAATGTATGGCCGTCAGATTAACTGAAAGTTCTGGCGAACCAAATGCTTGCGCATTAACGAACTGAGTTGTGGATAGCTCAACTGAAAGGTCGTGTGAACTGAACGATTGACTGTTAGCGAAATGTGTAGCTGATAGGCCGCTTTCCTCAGCACTTATGGTGTGCTCGCCAAATGCTTGAATATTGACAAACTTAATTGGCTCAATACTGTTATTTGGGAGCGGCGGCCAGTTGCCCGGATAGATCAGGCCGCGCACTAAAGCACGTATCAGTGAGCGAATAAGCGCGCGGACCATTGGAATTATCCTTTTTTATTAACTAGCGAGAGCGACCGTCACATCACAGGACACACAATCGTCAACCTCAACGCGCATCTCGGGAAATGCCGTCACCTGCTGAGCCTGAATTGCACCATCAGCACTATCAAAATCGTGGATCTCTACCCAACCGAAGTCAAGCGAAACGCGACCCTGAACGAGCAGATGAGAACTTGTGCCCGCAAACTCAACCTGAGCAATTACGAATTGGCTCTCAATGAACCGTTGAGGAAAGACAACGGCACTAATGCCGTCGGTAGTCCTATTGCCAAACAATAATTCGTACATTCCGATTAATCCTCAAAGCCTCGCTCGCGAGCCTCATCTCCCGCCATCTTCCAATTCTCAAGGGACATTGGAAACGTCAATTGAAGCTTATCCCATTCCACCAGCAATTGCTCCGGTGTAAGTGCGCCTCGCTGGAATTTCAGATAAAGATCGTGACTAAGGCTCAACGCCTGCACAATCATAAGCAAATTAGCGGGGTTCATTATGCGCCCCTCCCATCAGTAGCAGCCAAAGCCAGCGTTTCAAGTTCGCGCTCAAGAACCTCAAGCGCACCCTCCACATCTAGCGGAACATCCTGAACGGCCGCAGTACAAACCGGATAGACACTCATGATTGACTTATTAACCATATCAATAGTGTCCTGGCTTAGATTGCCAAGCCGGCGCTGAGCAGCAAGATCGTTTAAGGTTTCCTGATAGGTCTCACAACTATCAAGAACAGCCTGCAACGGGCTATAGTCAACATCCGAAGTGGTCGGCGTAAAACACGACGCGACCAGCAGCATGAGCCCCATAACAGGGACAAGCAGCAATCGTTTAAACATTCTTTTATGCTCTCCTATTCTTTCGTGGTTTAGGCGCCCGTTTCTGTGGGACAAGCGTACCCCACGGAGCTTCGGGGCTTTTCAGATATTTTTGGCCAGGATTAGGCATAGCTGCCGATCCTCGCCCCTTGGGCAGCCGTTCAACATAGCTGCCCATTTTGTTGGTTTTGTAAGTACGTTTGCCTCTCGGCATTACTCTGCCTTAGGCTCGTTCTTCGTCCAGTAGACAACAACCCATGTAACGGCAAACGTAATAACAGTACCAAGAGCAGCCGAAATCTCCATAGCCTCTTCGCCGCCCATGTAGGTTGCCAGAACAGCAGTTAGAGCGGACATAAGGCCCGCGACCACAGCCCCAACATTTGCCTTGGTTGCCTTATACTCTTCCATATCTCCTTCTCTCTTTAGAATTTCGCGTTGGCCAGTCTTCGGTCAACCATCAAATGCCACGCCGGGTTGCCCTCAAGATACTTCGGGTCATTCATGTCCTTGACCATCTCATCAACCGAGTTGTATCCAGCAGTGCTTGCGACGGCCTTATCACCATGAACCAGTGCCTGCGGCTCAGAACCACCGCCCGCTGCATCACGCTTAGCTTTAAGTCCGGCAATCATAAGATCAACCGTTTCAAGATTACCACTTGTAACGACTTCGTTAAAAGCGACCTTCACGTTATCCGGGAGGCTGTCCTTAGCCCAACCCATCAATTCCGAATAAGCTTCAGAACCGCCAGCCATCTCATATACCTGCTCAGCAAACTTCTCGCTAAGCGCCTTCTGACCAGCCAGGTAGTTATTGACTAATTCTTTAGAGAAACCGGCCTCGCCCAGCTTAGTATAGCTTTCCGCGCTCAGCTCACCCTGATCGAAATACTCGGTTTCGTATGCAGAGAGATCAAGTCCCTTTTCCTTAAGTGCCTCTGAAGCAGCCTTTCGAGTATCTTCAACTGGCTTGGGCTTCTCCTTCCAACCAAGCTTGCTCTCCAGCTCCTTGTAAGCTTTGACCAAATCATCTTGGCTCTTGAACTTGCCCGCAAGGAGTTCCTCACCCTCAATGCTCTTATCATCGTTGGGGTCTACGTTCTCGTAGCCGGGGAACCTCGCGCGGCCTTCAAGAGGAACGTCACCAGGATCATCTGCACCAACGGGTGGTGCATCAGGATTGGTAACTTCGCTCTCAATAACAGCCTCATTATTCGACAACTGGAGTACCTCCATTGGCAGTAGCAGTGTTCATCATCTTCATAATCTCCGGTCCAAGCTGTTGGCCCATCTGCATCATCTGTGCCTGCTGATCGGCCTGAGCAACTTCCTCATCAGTCTTGATGAGCCCATCCGTATCGATGCCATCCATGTCGGCCAGGCGCTTCATCAAGTTACCAGTGTTGATCCGGCGATTGACTTCGGCCTCACCAAAGGTCGCATTGAGCGTAGCCATGTACTCAATCAGGCTGTTACGCTCGTGACCACGGCTCAAAGCTTCAAGCCCGGTAATGATCTTCGGCTTGACGATACCCTTAGGCAGCTTCGGCCATTCGGGTTTCCTACTCAGAACTCGTAGACGATTACGCACGTAAGGCAGTTGAAACTCATGCGTCAATAGGGAGTACACCCCACCCAACGCATCCTCCAGCTCCTGGGCCATGAGGCGAATTTCCTCGGCAGTCACTCGCTCCGCGTCACGTTGGACTGAGGAATTTAGGAGGAATGCCTGAGAAAGCCGCATCTCAATCCTGATCATCGTATCCAGAGCAACCCGGAAATCGTTGAACTTCTCCATGTGGAGGAAGGAAATTTCCTCTGCATTGCCTTCTCGGATCGCACCGTTAGGAGCCTCTGCGATCGTCTTGATGCTGGTGCTCGCATTTGGGTGTACCAGGATCAGTAGTTTTGCCGCCGCCGCTGAGCCCTCGACGATGGCCTTAGTGAGCCCTTCAAGGCTCTTTAAGTCGCCATAATATTCCTCGACAAACCCTCGTCCATAGTCTTCACCATCAATGCGGATCATTCTAAGGGCATACCAAGGGAGCCCATCAAGTGGGTATGAACCGATACTTTGAGAAATCACTACGTCCATCACTTCCTGATGGATCTTGTATCGCTTCGCGTCTCGCTTAATCCAGGTATAAACATCAACCGTTGGAGAGGCATCTTCGTTCTGGCGAAGCTTATCCTCGATGATCCCTCGCACACTTTCAGGGAGTGCCACAGGAGCGATGCTTTCCTTGACCACGACCTCTAAGAGAGACCCCATGGGATCGCGTTTGATAACATAGCGATCCAGATGGTATAGCTTCAAGCCATCTTCGGGCATGTCATAGAGCAGACCATTGCCGGTAACGAGCAGATGCTTAAGCAGCTCAAACACTGCTACTCGGTCGGCTTTCTCTTCACTATCATCTAAGACTGCTCGCTCCAACAGCGTCAATGCGCTGCGAACTTCTTCGGCAGCCTCAGGACCGGCACTCTGTTTGAGACCTTCAAGAACGAACCTATCGGTATCTAATCGGAAGAACGGATGCAGCGGCGGGAGTAACGTCAGGAGTAACTTTGAGGATAGATGGTTGACACCCCGAGCACCTACACTCTGGAATGTTTGATAAAGATCCTCTACTCCGGTGTGCCCCTCAGGAGGCATAAGACTTGGGATAGTTAGCTTAGAGATTTCCCGAGCCCGCTCCAAGTATGCATCACGAAGGTTTGCTAAAGCTGAATATCGCCCTGCCGCTGTATTAGGATTACTCACGTCTTCCTTGAATGGGGTTTTAACGAACGTACCTCCAGTGGGCATTAGGGGGTCACCTTGGAATATTCAAACCACTGGTTGCACGCGATCCACCACCAATATTAAGATCAATCACCAAAGATGATCTACCTTTGGCTTTTGATTGTAGGTCAGCATCTCTCTGCCCGCCAATAACCGGCCCTGGTTGCGTCTTTCCTGAAGCAACAAATGGCGCTGCA